ACCTTTTATAGCCATTTTCAGTTGTCAAAGTACAGGTTTAATTTTTCATTTTAGGTCGTACCTAAGAGCAGGGTATAGCATTGTGCGTCCAATAAAACGGACAGCAGAAGGGAGAGTGAGAACGTGGAGGCAGTAGATAAGCTTATAGAAGCATTAGCAATTCATATCAGTGAAGTCATTTCATCTGGTAAAGAACGTGAACATGAGGTCGCAGAGAAGACAAAGGCTCTTGCAGAGCTGGTGTCCGCAAGAGCCATGTACTTTCAGAAACCCTGTATAGAAAGTGTTGAAAAAGGTGTCATGAGAGCTGTTTCATCAGCCATTCGTGGTACTGGCGAAGAATTTCAAGGCTGATTGATGTGGAAAGTGCAGACGCATTGGTGACTGGATTGCTATTTACATCTACACTTTCTGCACCACGGGCAATGATCTCTGATTGATCTAAAGCTTGTACAAAAGCATCAAAATTTTGCATTTAGTGAGATCTCCTTTCGTAATACTCGGACGCGGCAACGTCCTGTAAGGAGATTATAACACGAAGAACATAGGAGAGAAAGTAACAGAAGGGAGCGTGAGAAAATGCCGAAAACGAATCTTGCGCAGAGCGCCACAAAGAAGAAAATGGCCTACGTTCGCGGAATGATGGCGGGCGGACAGGCGCAACAAAGTAAAGATCCGGCAGACCTTGCACCGAAGTATGGTGTCACGGAGAAAACGATACAAAACTGGATCAGAAAGCCGGAAAGAATGAATGTCGAGAACTTTTTCCGTCTGGCTGATGATCTTGGATTGAAGATCACAGTTGAGTTTCGGAACATCCCGGAATAGGAGCAGGACATGAAAGAAAGAACATTTAAAATCGGAATTGTAGTTATGGCGCTTGGCGCAATGGCTATGGACTCGAAGGGAGTTGGCTGGATAATTGCCGCAGGAATGGTAATTGCTGGCGCGGTGATCGCACGTGTGGCATACACACTCGAGAGAGTGGAAAGAGAGCGGAAGGAAACCGAGCGTCGCATACAGCAGCTACGGAAAGCTAGTTGAAAGGAGAAAAATGCACATCAGTGGAATAAAGCGTATGTATCCGCAATATCCGAATAAAGCTTCGAATCTCACGTACTCGCGAAAGGAAAAGAAAAATGATGGGGATTTCAAGGAAGTGTTGGATGTGGAAATAAAAAAGATGGAGTCAGCCGACCAAAGCAATGATTCCATCTAATTGGGGGGGTGTTTCTCTCGGGAAACAAAAGAAAAATAAGCATTAAAAATGCTATGCCTTTATTTTACAAGAAATATATTTAATGTGCAAGTGAAAAATATGAATTTACGTCAAATCGAATCGCTTGTAAGTGCGTATTTGCACTGCAAGGACGCAGAAAAGATTCTGAACAATGCAGGATCATTTATTTACACCGAAGCAGCGTGTCCGCTTATGGACGAGCCGATGGAGCAGATCTATGCGGCACTGATAGACGGACAGGATGATGAGACAGCGGACTGGATCTATGACCTGCTGCAAAAAGGTGAAGCAAAGGCAATTTATGATCTGCTGCAGGAAGGAGCCGACAATGGAAACGATCCCGGATAATTATGATTTCTTCCGGATGCATGAGGATGAGCAGGACGAATGGCTGGAACAACGGCCGGTGTGCGTCTGCTGTGGGGATCATATTCAGGATGATTATTGTTATGACGTTGGCGGAGAAATCTACTGTGAAGATTGTATGGTTTCATGCTTCCGGAAGGTGGTGTGATGTATTACAGACCCTGCCCCTATTGTGGGGCATATCTTGATCCAGGTGAACCATGTGATTGCCTGGAAAAGAAAAAGGAGAACAATAAAAATATCCTTGCAGCATATAGAAGTGGCAGGGATGGACAGATGGAAATGAAGTTGGAGGATATGATGTATGGCACTTAAATCGTGGGAAGAAATGCACAAAATTGACGTAACTCCATATTGCCAGGAACGGGATGGAATGACGTATCTAAATTGGGCGAAATGTATTGATCTGCTGCATGAGAATGGTGCAAAGAAAGTTTACTGGGTGCCGATTCCGGATGAGGGAACGGGAAGTTCTTTGCGCATGGTTTCAAAAGATTTCACAGATAGTAAAGGAAATACAAATCGATGTTATGAGACACGAATTAAGGTTGTAATTGATGAAAATGAGTATGAAATGCAGTCGCCGGTGATGAATGGCTCCAATCCGGTCAAGGATAATTCCATGAGCCAGCAGAGGGTATGGAACAGTATGTGCCGGTCCTTTGTAAAGTGTGTGGCAATTCATACGGGGCTTGGATTTAACCTGTGGCTCAAAGAAGAAATGCAGCCTTTTAACAACATCATTCCTCGGAATGAGGAGAAGCCGAGCCCGGCAAATATTAAGATACTGAAAGACCTGTGCATCAAACATAAGGTGAATCTTGAATACTGGATCACGAGCAACGGAAAGACTTGGGACAGTTTATCAGCAGAAGATGTTGGTACAATGCTGAACAGTCTGAAATCGAAGTATGGTGATGACTGATGTATACGATAGTAGATGTGAAGCAGTACCGGGAAAACAGTGATGGAACAGATCTTGTTGTTTCCGTTCCGGGAATGAAACTTGGTGGTCTGCTCCAGAGAAAGAAGATCAAGAATGCAGAGATCCGCTTTGATGATGGGCGGCATATCTCTGCGGAGCAGAGGAAGAAAGCATATGCAACGATCCGGGATATTGCAGACTGGACAGGCTATCCACCGGAAGAAATGAAGGAACGGATGAAGTATGAGCATATGATCCGTACAGGAGATCCTTATTTCAGCCTTTCTAACTGTTCGATGGATACCGCGCGGGAGTTTATCAATACGATCTTGGAATTTGCTTTAGAGTGGGGAATCCCACTTTCAGACAATGCGATTGACCGGACGGATGATATCGGGCGGTATCTGTATTACTGCCTAATGCATAAAAAGTGTGCCATCTGCGGCAAGGATGGGGAAATCCATCATGAAGATGCAATCGGTATGGGAAATAACCGCCGGAAGGTGGATGATTCGGGTTATAAGAAGATCTGCCTGTGCAGGGAGCACCATACGATTGCTCACCAGATGGGAGTGATCCGGTTCCGGCAGATGTATAAGGTGTATGGAATTGTTGTGAAGGCGGAATGAAAATGACATTTGAAAGGTGGCGAGAAGTGCTGATTCGGGAGGTGGAGTGATTGGATGGCAACTACATAAAGCTGAGCCGCGGGCTACTGGAATGGGAATGGTACACAGATATCAATACAACCCGGCTGTTTATCCATATGCTTCTGAAAGCCAACTGGAAGGATGGAAATTTCAAAGGGACAACGGTTCCACGTGGATCGTTTGTCTCATCCATCGGGAAACTGTCGGGCGAAACAGGGCTTACGGAGCGCGAAATCCGCACCGCAATTTCACATCTGAAAAAGACAGGCGAAGTGACAAGCAAAACGACAAACAAATTTACTGTATTTACAGTGGTTAAGTACGATTTGTACCAGACAACCGACAAGCAAAATGACAGGCAACCGACAGGCAACCGACATTCTAACGACATTCAAACGACAACAATAGAAGAAAAGAAAGAAGGGAAGAAGGAAAGAAACACACCCCCTATATCCCCCGTGGAACGGTTTGCAGATTTTGCCGCAGCCTATCCGAAAACCTGCATTGGTTATCTGGCAGAGACGGAATACTGCAATGCGGTTGATGCCGGAGTGTCGGAAGCTGGCCTGATTGCAGCGGCAGAGAATTATGCTATTGCCTGCCAGCGGAAAAAGACACCAGCCCGGTACATCAAGAACCCGGAGAACTTTTTGAAAGAAAACCTGTTTATGCAATACCTGGAAGGAGTGGATGATGGATCAGCAGATGAAAAACATGATCAACGGAATACTGGAGCGCGTGAAAAATCGCTCAACGAACTGCTTGAAGAACGCGGATATTCCAGATGTTTCGAAGGGTTCTGATGTGTGCCCAGTCTGCAAGGGCAGCGAATGGATTCTGACCGAAAAGGACGGTATTGAAACAGCCGTGCCGTGTAAGTGCCGGGAGCGTGCGATCATGTTGCGGCGGCTGCGGTTTGCGGATATCCCGGAAACATTTAGGGGAATGGAACTGAAAACATTTCGGATGGATGTGTACCGGGAGCGGGACAGCAGGAAGAAAGTGTCGGATGCCTGCCGGATCATAAAAGCGTACCTCGGGGATTTTGAGAACCAGAGGGAGCAGGGGATGGGACTGTTTATCTGGTCCCGGACAAAGGGCAGTGGGAAAACAAGGATTGCGGCAGGGATTGCAAACGAGCTGATGAAAAGCTACGCAGTCAAATTTGCGGTATCACTGACCATCCTGCAGGAAATCAAGAATACATGGCGGCGGGACGCGGAATACAGTGAGAGCCGTTTGCTGGATGAACTCTGCACCACAGATATCCTGGTCATTGATGATTTCGGAGTGGAACGGCCGGCAGACTGGATCAATGACAAGCTGTACCAGATCATCAATGAGCGTTATATAAACCGGAAAGTGACGATTTTCACAAGTAATGAATCTCTGGAAACGCTGCAGTACGATGACCGCATCACGAACCGGATCAAGGAGCGAACCTACCAGATCGCATTCCCGGAAGAAAGCGTGCGGGATCATATCGCAGAGCTGCATCAGGAGGACATGATCCGGAAGCTGATGGACGGTTGAAACACCAGCGAAAGCAAAAGAAACTACTAACGCAAAGGAACGCGAAGATTGCCAATAGTTATCACAAGTTATGTTGGTTTACCTTGGCGATTGCCGCCCGAGAAAGGATCAAAGAATGAAAGATTGCAAATATCCAAACTGCACAGAGTGTGAGGAACCGGATTGCGAAATGGAACAAAATGATATTGCAGCGTTGCTTAAACGGCGCAGATGGGCGGTAAATCCAGAATTGTACAGGCAAAAGCAAAGGGATTATAGAGCGAGGATTAAAAGCAACCTTCCTCATTGTGATGAGTGTGAATCATGTATTTTGGTGCAGAAAGAAAGGCAGGACGGGTACCGACGATTATGCATTGATAGTATGCGTCTGATTGAGCAGAAGGTGGCAAATAGTCCGATATGGTGTGGAAAAAGGAGACAGAGAAAATGAAAGAAGAATTATTGAAAATAGCACAGGAGAGTCTATCTTCGGATGAAGTGAGCGAAATAGTCAAAGAAAAATTCGCGAATGCGTTAGAAAATGCAATACAAGATGCTTTTCGCTGGGGAGATGCAAAAGCTGCAATCGAGAAAAAGGTAAAAGAAATCATGGTCCCATATATTGAGACTTATGATTTTTCGGAATATCTTCCTAAACTTGATTCTGTTTTAACAGAGATTGTTAATTCGGATTTCTGTATCGGAAATAAAAAGGTTTTGGAGAATTTTAAAAACCTTATGATGGAGCCGGAGCAGAAAGAAATCAAACTCACGGATTTGTTCAAAGCATGGATTAAGCAATGTGAAAGGGATATCGACACAGACGACTTAGGCATTGATTACGATGATGGTGTTTCTTATGAATCAGTAGAATGTGAAATGAGGTTTGAGTTGGAAGATAAGCCATCATGGAGTAGCACACAGAGAGCAGTTATCACATTTGAAAACGAGCATGACGAAAAGTTGAATGTAGAAATTCCTGTGTCAAAGTGGATATGGGATAGCGGCAAAGAAGAACCGTATACGCTTTCTACCTATAGGGATTTGACAATTTCGTCACTTAGAAATTTGAGTGAATTTGATGTCTTGCTTTTGAGATTGTCCAGAGCCGGAACCGTAATCATTATTGATGAGGAATATGATGGTGGTTATATTCATCCAGAAAAAGAACCAGAAGCGTCGTTTAGTTAGGAGGCAGGTATGGTCGAGTGTATGAGAAACGTAGCATGTAAGCCAAAGAGTAATGCAGACCAGATCCGGAGCATGACGGACGAAGAACTTGCGATGTATTTGCCGATGGTTTCTGACTTTATCTGTCAGCCTACGGAAGAATGCATAAAAAATACTATGGCTCATCGTGGAGAATGCGAAAAGACAGAAGAATGTGCTATGAAGTGGTTATGTGCAGAAAGTGAGGGCGAACATGGAAAATAGATTTTTATGTCGTGGCAAAAGGATTGGTAACGGTGAATGGGTAGAAGGGTTTCTTGTTCCATTCGCAGGTGATGAAAAAAACAGATTTTGGCAGATCAAAAAGGTTGATGATATTAAGAAACCAAGCATCAGCCAAACGGTAAGAGTAAACCCATCCACCATCTGCCAGTGCACCGGACTTAAGGACAAGAACGGCAAGCTGATTTGGGAGAATGACATTTTGCTGCAGAAAACCACGGAAAAACATTGGTGCGAGTGGCAACACATGGGGCTGGTTAAATATGGCGAACATGATTGGAATGAGGGCGTGTATGGCTATAAAAACATAGGCTTCTTCGTGGAGCCTATTGTGAAAGAGGGGGACGAAACAAGAATGAAACCCGGATTATGTCAAGAAGATCTCGTGTTCGAAAACTATCCGTATGAGGTTATCGGGAACACATTTGACAATCCGGAACTGTTGGAGGTGTAGGCATGACGATTGATGAAGCTATATCACACGCAAGAGAGGTTGCAGAAAAGAAGCGGAGAAAAGCCAAACTATCACCAAAGGATAGTGTTAATGTTCATATCAAATCGGATTGTTTGCAGTGCGCACAGGAACATGAACAGCTTGCAAAATGGATGGAAGAGTTAAAACAGTACCGTGCGATCGGCACACCGGAAGAATGCCGGGCGGCTGTGGAACGAAACAATGAAAAAACGCGGATAATTGATGGAGTTACAGAGTGTTGCGGATATGATTTCGGAATAGATGCGTTTCGAATTGAACTGTCTAAATTCTGCCCTGTATGCGGCAGGAAAATTGAAAGGAATGGTGAAGAATGATGTTTCAATCGTACATAAATTTCTTGCTACTAATGCTTATATCTATTAGGCTAGATATTCTAACAGAATTTGGAGTTAAACTTTTTTGCATTCTGTCAGTTGTAGCAATGATTGGACATGAGATTTTTAATTGTTTGAAAAAAGGAGATGAAAAACGATGAGGCTGATTGACGCAAACAATTTGCAGTTCAATGGACGGAATTACAACAAAAGTCAGATGAAAGCAATTCTTGATTTTATTGATATGCAGCCGACTGTCTACGACCCGGACAAGGTTGTGAAGCAAATTAAAGAATTGTCTATCAGGGAACGCGGTGAAATTAAAACGGAAGATGTAATTGCAATCGTGAAAGGTGGTGGAGTAGATGAGCAAAAGCAGAGCCAGTAAGATGAACGGCTACCGCAGCATGGTAAGCCGTCAGAAAAATGATGTTTTCAAGTTTAAGCAGAAAAGGAAAAAGAAAAAATAAGTCGAAAGGAGTAAGAGGTTTGCTGGCCAGCGTAAAAGAGCTCTTTACTTCAAAAACAAATGGAATCAGTAAAAGAAAGGATGAAGCGGCTGGGAGCTTATGAAAAAATCGCTTCATTCATGCAGAAAGAAAAGCAGGATTATAGCTTTAAAAGAAAATACGCACAGATCAGAGCACAGGAGTTCCGTTCAGAGTGCGACAAGCGTGGTTTGAACTGCCATGTATCTGTAGGTGGTTTGGATAGCATTATTTTATACATATTTCTCCATGAGGTATGCGGGATTGATGTTCCGGGAGTATCAGCATCAACTTTGGAAGATCGAAGCATCCAGAGGGTACATAAAGCAATCGGAATTATAAATGTGCCGCCGCTCATGCGGGATGATGGGACAAGATGGACGAAACCGAAAGTTATACAGGAATTCGGCTTTCCGGTCATATCCAAGGAGATCGCAGGGAAAATCGAATTGCTGCAGAATCCAACAGAAAAGAATAAGACCGTTAGACACGCGATCATAACGGGAGAGACCGGGGAATATGGTGGTTGGCAGAAGGATTCAAAAATGCAGCTCAATCAGCGGTGGTTAAAACTGTTCGGCGGATATGAGAACGAAACCGAAGGGTGTGACTTCCAGAAGCCGGATTTCTCGGTATCAGCGAAATGCTGTTACTACCTCAAAGAAAAGAATTGCGACGATTGGGGCAAGGAACATAAAAGTGTACCGTATTTAGGTTTGATGGCATCCGAGGGTGGCAGACGTGCCAGGAGCCTGAGGATGAATGGTTGCAACTATTTTGGAGCATCCACGATCAGATCAGCACCATTTGCGATATTCCACAGACAGGATATTTTAACACTTGCTTTGGAAATGGATATGATGTGGAAACTTGGTTTGAAAGAAAAGTATCATGCAAAACTCTCGAAAGAGGGGAGATTATCAAAAAGTTTCGAAATGCCTGAAAGTATCATTCCAGAAATTTATGGAACTATCGAGAAAAAACCGGATGGAACGCTTTACACAACAAAGGCACAGCGTACCGGATGCAGTATGTGCGGTTTTGGAATCCACATGGAGAAACGGCCGCATCGGTTTGACCTGGTGTATGAGAGCAACCCAAAAGAGTGGGATTATCTGATGTTCCATATGTGCAAGGATAAGGAAGGGAACGACTATGGATGGGCGAAGGTTCTGGACTACATTGGAGTTGGCTGGGATCCGACAACGATCGGTGGTAATTGCAAAGGGCAGATGAGTTTAGAAGACTTTTTGTAAGCAGTTAATTTGTTTGTTATTTTCTTATTTCATATTAAATGCAGAGATCTCAATTACGAAAAAGGAGGTTCTGCAAATGGATAAGGTATATCAGATCATTTTCGAAATCTTATGTGGGCTTATTGTTAACATTTTGTATGATTATCTAAAAAAATAGAGCATTAAGAAAGGAGCCGAACCTCCGGCCGGGGTAACGATATATCGGGTTCCTTTGAAAAAATGAAGAATAGTGAATTAAAAGAATATGTAAACAGCTTTCCGGATGATGCACCGGTGAGTATTATCTGCGCGAATCCAAGAAAAAGAAAACTGTACAAGTTGGAAAATGTAATGTGGGTGACAGACCAAGGGCAGCCTTTGATCCTTATTGACATTGGAAAAGAATCGGATATGGATGCAGAAATGATATCCGCTTGCAAAGAGGATGAAAAGTCTGCGGATGATCTGGAAGGACAGATGCAGATCGAGGACTTCCTGGAGGTGATGCCATGATTAACGGAGATTTAATTATTGATTGCTTTGCTGGTGGTGGCGGTGCAAGCGTAGGGATTGAGATGGCACTTGGACGCCCGGTTGACATTGCAATTAATCACGATCCACAGGCAATTCGAATCCACAAAATCAATCATCCGAGTACTTTACATTTGACAGAAGATATTTTCAAAGTTGATTTACAGAAATATGTAGGTGGCAGACATGTTGCACTTATGTGGGCATCGCCGGACTGTACAAGCCATAGTAAGGCGAAAGGCGGGCAGCCCAGAAAGAGAGGGCTGAGGATACTTCCGTGGGCGGTATACAAACATGCAAAAACAATTTTGCCGGATGTGATCATTATGGAGAATGTGGAAGAAATCCAACAGTGGGGACCGCTGGATCCGGACGGTCATCCGATACCGGAACGTAAGGGAGAGGACTACAGAAAGTTTATATCATCGATGCAGTCACTCGGGTATGCATTCGATAGTAGGGAGCTTGTAGCTGCTGATTATGGCGCACCGACAACACGTAAGAGATGGTATGCGATATTCAGGAGAGACGGCAAAGCGATTGTTTGGCCAGAACCTACGCATAGCAAGTCTGGTATTGTATTACCACGATGGAAACAGTGCGGAGATTATATTGATTGGTCGAATTTAGGAAAATCAATTTTTGATCGTAAAAAGCCGCTTGCGGATGCGACAATGACGCGAATTGCAAACGGCATACAAAAATATATCATTGATAATCCGCATCCGTACACTGTGAACGATAAACGAGCCATAGCTTTTTTGATTCAGTATCACAGTGAAACGAAGAAAGGCGATGCAAGAGGTCAGACGATTCGGGAGCCAATCAAGACCATTGATACAAGCAATCGGTATGGACTTGTTACAGCCTTTATTACCAAGTTCTATAAAACGGGAATCGGGCAAGGATGTGATGAGCCGATACATACGATCACAACATCGCCTGGGCATTTTGGACTTGTATCCGCGTTCTTGATTAAATATTACGGAACTAGTTGCGGTCAGCCAGTGACAAGTCCACTTGCAACAATTACAACAAAGGATCGGTTCGGGCTTGTGAATGTGATAATTGAAATTGACGGTGAGGAATGGATAATAGCAGATATATTTCTGCGAATGCTGAATGCTGCAGAATTAAAGCTTATGCAGGGATTTCCACCGGATTACATCTTGGAACGTGATATAAGCGGTAAGGCAATTCCTGTAAAGGAAAGGGTTGCGAAGATTGGCAATAGTGTTGTGCCGATAATGGCAGAGGCACTTGTGGCTGTAAATTGTCCATATCTTATTGTTGGAGAGCGGATACCGAATATGATGATATCGACAGAACAGACCGGACAGCTCCGGTTTGCGTAATTATTCCTTTTCACATACCGCATTTCTGGCAGCAATATTTGCCAGCATGTCACTCAGCACTACCAGATCAGCAGCAAGGATGGCAACCTCATCGTCTGACAGGCAGTCGGCAAGCTGGCAGGCAAGTGTTGAAAGAAAATAAAGGTTTGAACAGTTTTGCATAAGATCACCAAAGCAGTTTTATATATTTTATGCGTCTGCGGTGAAAGTGTGCGAAAAATCTTTGAATTTTAGAATCAAGTAGCAGAACCAAGCGATCATATAGCACCTCCTACTATCTAGTATATGTGGATGCGGAGAAAATCATTCTCTTGGAACGGACTTTAATGGTGCGGATGGAAGATTTGTCGAAAAATGTGAACATTGACAATTGAATATTGGCGATTGACATGGTATTTTTAATAAAGAGGTGTAAAAATGAAACTGTTTGTTATATATATTCTTAGATGTTTATTTAAAATGTCATTTTTGATATTGGTAGCGTTGGCGGGCTTATATGTCGGATATAAGATTAATCATGGAAAGGAAATATATTTTAAAAGGCAACGAAAACAAGTCGCAAAATATGGAAAATTGATTGCATATATGAATAGGCATTATAGAGCCACCAAAAAGAAAAGCAAAAGCGTACATAACAAAAGAAATGAAAAATGGTTATATGAAAAATGTTATACCTATGCGAAGAAATGTGACGAATTGGATGTGAAGATGGGGATGGCATATTTGAAGAGTGACATGATAATATTTCAAATTTTTTCTATTTTAATATCTATCTGTATAGGGTTTTCTAGCAAAATAGTTATTCCGTATGCGGAAGTAGTAGCAATGTCAATATTGGAAATTAAAACAACCATTGGGTTATCTGAGAGGGAAATGGAAAGGTTTAATGAACTAAATTCAAATTTACAGATTTTATTTTGCATAGTACTTGCACTTTTTTTGATTCTTGTTTTGTTTGGATTAGGGAAGATATTAAAAAAGCAACAGTATTTATTATGTATTTTGGAAGCAGTTGATAATTGCAAAGAGCGTGAAAAATAGAATAAACAATGAGAAACCAAGTGCCAATCGAAACACTTGGTTTTTTGTTGCACAAAAATTGAAAGGAGGAATGTCTGTGGACGAAAAGGAAGTATTCGAAATCTGCAATCAGGTAGATAGCTTCATTGCTGCGGAATTGACGGAATCCATCGTGATCGGGACAAGCTACGACATGCTGGAAGCGCACCACGGCATTCTCCCAATCAGCCGAAATTGTTTTTACCGGAAGCGCCGGATTGTGCAGGGGATTATTAAGCAGAGGATTGGGAGAATTGTGGAAGAGAAGAACGGACAGATGAGGATGGTGTGGCAATAAAAAACAGATCAGAAACGTTGAGGACGAAAACTGATCTGTTATTAATATATTTACATTATAACACAAATTTTAATTATTTCAAATATTTATTTGTTATTATGAAAATAGTTGTATTCATTTAAGCAGAAGTGTATAATTTAAAGAAAAAATGTTGAGGGACAAAAGATGAGAACGATAGGACTTACTGCATATGGAATTTGTGTAAAAACCAAAGAAGATAATAGAAAAATAGAAATGCATAGCATTGATAATACAGAATTTATAGAAATTGTAAAAAATGCCATAGATGATGAGAAAAGTAAATATAAAACTGATGAAAATAATGAAAGTGTATTTTGTTACGATGATAGCGAAAAAGAAATAATATATGATGAAGATGGGAGAGAAGTTTTTACAATTTTATATGTAAGAGTAAAAACTGGCGAGTACGGGATCGAAACAGAAATTGTGGATACTACAACGGGGCGAGTATCACATAATAGGACACCGCAAGAGGCTGATGTTATGCCTTTTGGATTTGCGATATGCATACCGGCAGGGGAGGTAGATAATGGAATATTGATTCTTCAATCATCTGGCCGAAATGGAATAAAATTAGTGTTGAATAAACAAATAAATAAAATAATTAAGCAAATAAATGGAGATTATCGATTTGAAATGAACATAGTTGTGCCAAGAGTTGTATTAAATAGATTTTTTGAACAGGGTACACTGAAGGCTATTCATTTTGTTCGATATGAAATTCCCGATGAAGATTCAGAAAGACTGGGAATTAATCATTCGACCGAAACCCAAATGGATGTAACCATTAGAAAACCTTTAGGTTTTTTGCAAAATAAGGCAATAGAACTGAGTGAATGGAGAAGGGGAGAAAGGGCATTTAGTGATATTGTACAGATAGAAGGATTTGAGTATAATGAGCTTAAGATGGATTTTAAATTGGGAAAAACATCGAAGACTGTTAATCTGGCAAATGTTGACAACTTGCAGATGATCGAAGACATTACCGATAAAGTTCATCTGGAAGGAGGACATCCTACATTTGACAGCCTGAAAGAGCAGATGAAACAAACAGGAAAAGAATATTTATTAGCGAAGGGGCTTATAATTGAATAATTACGAAATTTTGGAAGATTTAGATAAGATAGTAAAATTTATGGTAAATCCACTTTTTTTGATAATAGTGGCATTGATTGTATGGTTTGTAGGTAGAGTTTTTTTTAAAATTAAATATGCAGAATGTTTTGAAATATTTGCAAGGCATTTAGACAGTATAAGAAAAAAGAATGGAAAGTTATCAAAACGTGCATTTCTGTTTTATTATATTGTTCCAATCTTTTTCGCAATTTCTATTACTGGAATTAGAAAATTAGATGATGATGTTTTGAATATATTAACGGTTATCATTTCAATACTAACATCTTTGTTTTTTACATTATTAACTCTGATTTTAGAAACAAAAGCAAAAATTTCAGAGGATAAAAGTTATAGTTCTGGTGATGCAAAATTATTGCAAAATATTTTAAAAGAAACTTATTATTCAATAATGTTTGAAATACTTGTAAGTGTCGTATTACTTATATTTTGTTTTTTGGAGCTTTTTGCAGGTGAGTATTCGTGGGCATCAAGTTGTCTTATTTATTATATGACATTTATTATTTTAATAAATATGTTTATTATTTTGAAAAAAATATTTAAGGCAATCGAAAAACAAATAAAATAGAGGGGAGAATAATTATGGAATATAAAGAAGCTATGGAACAAGGATTTGAGTTATATGAGAAAATTGCAAATGAAATGCATTCATTTGCAAGGTTACATGATTCGTACACTGATGTTTCGTTGAAAGACGATGTGTTAACAATAGAGGTTGATTCTAGACACAAGAATATTGAGGCGAAGGTGACTATTAGCAAGTCAGAGATATATAGCAGAGTGTTTGAAAAAGACATCAATCCGAAAGAGGCCATTTGCGAAATGCTTGTGGAGAAGGTTGCGCTGGCAGCACATGAATATCAATAATAAATATGGGAGATAAATGCCGGAAGTCAGATTTCATATAGAAGGATATCGATTAAAAACAAAATATACAATAGAATTTACGGTTACATGTTCGCGCTCGATAAACAAAATAAAAATTGAATATAATGGTACAGAGCTTAATGTGGCTTCTAACGTAGGTATCCCAGAAGACAGGAAAGAATCCCTAAAAACAGCATTTCAAAATGAATTTGGATACGGTCCATTTGACAAAAAAGAAATACAAAGAGTGCTGAGCCGGAAAAGTACATTTTAATCGAAATATGATTATAAGAGAGATTTGTAAGAAACCTCTCTTTTTTCATGCCCTAAATTGGTACAAATCCACTGAAATACTGCTTTATAATTATGGTATGAGGAAAGGACTATGCCATGTATAAAGCACAGAGAAATTATGAAAATGTACAGAGAATGTTATTTGACGGAGTGGGACAATATGACATGCCGGAGATAGAACCTACACAATTTGATAACGCTGAATTTATTGGCTTCAATTATGCGAAGAATGCAAAAACTCCAGAGAATAAGGCTGTACATTTCTTCCTGGATGATTACCAGTTTACCAGAGCGTGGACGGATCCGGACAGATATGTACCAATACTGCAACGGTTTAAGTATGTGTTGACACCGGATTTCAGTTTATATACGGATTTTCCGAAGTCTTTACAGATATACAACCACTACCGTAAGCATTGGCTGGGAGCGTATTGGCAAATGAATGGCATAAATGTTATCCCGACAATCGGATGGAGTGATCGAGATTCGTTCGAGTGGTGCTTTGATGGAGAACCTACACAAAGTGTTGTGGCGGTTTCTTCTGTTGGAACACAGAACAGTAAGGAGAAGAAGCAGCGGTTTCTGGATGGCTATTTCGATATGGTGGAGAGGTTGCAACCTACACAGATTATTTTTTATGGCAGAGTTCCGGATGAATGCAAAGGGAATATTGTACATATTAAGCAGTTTAGTGATAAGTGGAATGAAGCGGAGGTAGCGCAGTGGTAATGAATTTACAGTATTTTGGTGGTCGCGGTAGCTCTAGCGGATTTGGCAAAGAAAACGGAAATGTTGTAATTCAGAAGAGACCGGAACCAAATGCTCAAGGATATTCGTTTTACATGACCGGAAACAGAGATGTGATAACGAATTGGGACGATGAAGGAAATTATCATGAAAAAGGCTTGAAGAAAAAAGAACCTATTCGGCAACGCTTTTCTACACAAGAAGAGGCGGTCAAGTATGCTAAGAAGAATGGATATAAATATCTAAATCTTTGAAAGGAATATAAATGGGTGGAAGAGGTACGAGCAGTGGAATAAGCACAAATTCCATTACGATTTCAAACGGGATAAAACGAGAAATGCTTAGCAAGGGATTGAACAGCAAATTTAAAGGCGTGCAAAGAGACGCAAAAGCTGGCACTGGCAGTTTTACTTACAAAGACGCAAGAGCGATTGGGAGTGTTGATGCCCTGAAAATGGATATTCTTAGAGTGCATGAAAATAGTAACAATACCCTTGTTGAAGGAATAATCCGAGGAAAACACGTTTTTTACGCAAACAAAAATTCGGATAGTACGATTCAGAAAATAAAAAATAATATAGACAAGAAAAAGCAAAAACAAATCCGCGATTCGCAGGAAAGACCGGAAATCCGAACCACAAGCACTTACGACAGATGGAAGAAAAACCACGACAAAAATTTCGATGCATGGTTTAATGGAGGAAGAAAATAGATGGGCGGCAGAGGAGCCGGTAGTGGCATAAGCGATAGAGGTAATGAATATGGATCACAATTTCACTCAATCATGGATGTGAATGGAAAACCTTTGGTATCAGGAAATATAAAATTTATAGAATCAAATTCAAGAAATTCAGAAAGTCTTTTTGAAACCATGACAAAAGGGAGGGTCTATGCTGTAGTTGGTGGAAATGATTTATTGAAAATAGTTTATTTCGATAAAGAAAACAAACATGTAAAAGAAATAAACTTTGGACATAGGCATGCAGAACTAGATCCGCATGTGCATCATGGGTATTATCACAATGAAAGAGATGGAGAAAAGGGCGCAACAAAACTAAATGTTGAAGAGAAGAAGATGGTAGCAAGAGCTAAGAAAATATGGTATGATTATCTTGGTAGAAGATAGTTTAGGCTGGCAGAACAGGTTGATAGACAAGGCATCGGTTCGATTCCGGTTGACTACCAAGAGGATGTACCATAACGGTATGTCCTTTTTTAGTGCCATGAAAGGAGATGATCGGTTGGCAAACCTAAGAGGCAAGATGAAGAAACTACAGACGGCAATTATAAAGCGAGGCATGGTTGTAAAGATAAATCAGAATCAGTTCTACTCAGAAGATCAGAACCGCATGATCACATCCTACCGCATCATTACGCCTGTAGAGTGCTATAACCAAGGTAAGAAAGAATGGAAGACAAAGGACTATGAGGTACTGAAGACTTGCTCAATGGTGGAGGTAATCTATTGTCTGTTAGATATCTATAAGGCGGTGAGCGGATGATGAAATGTAGAGAATGTGGGAAGATATTGCCGCAGGAGCAGAGAATAGATATTTGTCTCGACTGCTCCAGAAAGAATATGCAGAAACTGTTTCGGGATGATCCAGAGCTGAAAGATGCATTCCGAGAGACAATAGAGGAATTAAGAAAGCCGGAGAATGTAAAGAAGATGGTAGATGGCGCTTGCCGTGTGGTAAATGTCATTAACGAAATGCGAGATGGGCGGTGATGGGATGAAGAAAGAACTCACGCCGAAACAGAAAGCGTTTGCAGACGAGTATATAAAGAATGGCGGGAATGGAACGGATGCCGCAAGAAAGGCAAAATATAAATGCCCTGAGCAGCAAGCAAAAGAGAACCTACGGAAACCACTGATTTCAGAGTATATAGCATCGCAGATGGAACGCATCGAAAAGGAGCAGCACCGCGACATTATGAGCCTTGCCGACATCCAGGAGCGTAGAAGTAAGATCGCCAAAGGTGAAGTTGTGGACGGACTGGGATTCGCTCCGGATTTCTCCGATCAGCTTAAAGCTATGGACGGTTTGGAAAAGGCGCTGACCATAGCGGAAAAGCAGAAGATTGAGCGCGAGGAAAAGGAAAAGCGCGAGAAAGCACCGCTTTGGACTGTACCAATCACAGACATTACCTCCGACTTCGTGGAAATCTACCGGACAGTGCATGAAGCATTTGCCGGCGAGATAGATGTGCATGAGATCGTGTCTAAGGGCGGGCGTGGTTCTATCAAGTCGAACTTCTGGGGAGATTTGGCGTATGAAACCATCCGGCAAGATCCACAGGCACATATTGTATATACCAGACGATATAAGGTTGATCTGCGCGGATCTGTGTATAATCAGTTTATGAAAACTGTGATCCGATATAACGATATGGATAATTGGGATTTCAAACAGTCTCCTATGTGTGCGGTGTACAAGCCAACAGGACAGATGGTAATGTTCGTGGGAGCGGACAAGCCTATTTCGCTTAAATCGTTCAACGTGCCGTTTGGATATGTAAAGCTGCTGATTCATGAAGAGTGTGACGAAATGGCAGGCGTGGAGCAGATGGATAATATCGAGGATACATTCCTTAGATCTGATACGCCCGCACTTGATATCAAGATATTCAACCCGCCGAAATCAAAGAACAACTTTATGAACCAGTATGTGGAAGAGTGCCGGAACAAACCACAGACAAGAATATGCCACAGTTATTACTATAATGTGCCGGTAAAATGGCTTGGTAAACGATTCTTCGAGCGTGCAGAGTGGTTTAAGGCACATAAGCCATTGTACTATCGGAACAACTACCTGGGCGAAGTGACCGGAACCGGCGGTGGTATCTTCGATAATGTGGAAGAACGCACTATCACGGACGCAGAGATCGAGAATCTTCCATTTTTCTATTATGGCTTGGACTTTGGTTTTGAACATCCACAGACGTTCGAGGTTTCATACTATGACGAGGACACAGATACATTGTATTGCGTGGCAGAGGTATTTGCCAAGCGGTGCAAGAACAGCACATTTTCCCGAAAGATTAAGAAGTACATCGAAGAGGAAATTATCTGTGATTCTGCCCGACCGGATGCAATTGCAGAAATGCAGGACTGGGGATTTAATGCAATCGGTGCAAAGAAGCGTTGGGGGTCTGGTAAAGGTAGAGACTACTGCTGGGAGTGGTTGCAGCAGACCGCAAGGATTGTGGTTGATCCGGAACGATGTCCGCACCTTGCGCATGAGTTGACAACATTGGAGCATGAGCAATTGGCAGATGGCAGCTTTTCGGACGCTTACCCGAAGATTGGTGAGGACTGTACAATGGCACTGATCTACGGATTGAACCGTGTGATTATGGAGAGCCGGCGCAATAATGGACTGTATGATGACGAGATAGACGAAGATGAGGAGGAAGAGAATGAAGAATACGAAGATTAATGTACTTGGAACGGAATATGCAATCATTGTTGAAGAATTTTCCGACAGTGATACAGATGGATATTGCGATTATACCAACAGAGAAATACATCTGAGATCTGATAATACAAATGGGGTTGGAGATTTTGATGAATTGCAGAGAAAACAACTTCGACATGAAATAATTCATGCTTTTCTTGCAGAGAGTGGATTACAGTCAAATTTTCAACATTGTGATCGGTTTGGTCATGATGAGACTATGGTTGATTGGTTCGCAATTCAGTATCACAAGATAAGCACAGTGTATAAGCAACTTGGAATATAGGTGGTGACGTATGAACATATTCACGCGAGTAAAGGAGTTTTTTATGAATTTATTCAAAACAAGTGCAGAGAAAGAATTTAATGTTGATATCATCTCCTCGGATCTGATGGAGATTGCGCAGGCAGAGTGGCAGAACATCATCAAGGGCAGACCGTATTGGATGAGTAAGAATGTGCGCACGATCAACTTTGCAAAGTTCTTATGCTATTACACCAGCAAGAAGACATGCCTGGATCTCAATGTGACAATCAGTGGCAGCGACAGGGCAGATTATATCGATCAGTGCATTAAGGCTATGATTCAGAAGTCCATTCGTGACAAGGTAGAGGATGCGTGCGGTGCTGGTGGTATTATCTTAAAGCCTAATGGCACATACAATCCGGCCGGAGCAATCGACTATGTAATGCCAGGCAGTTTTGCAGTAACGGAAAAGAACAGCAATGGGGATATTCTGGGCGTTATCTTTATTGACCGACAGATCAAGGGTGATGATTACTATACCAGATTGGAGTATCAGCATTTCACCTCTTCGATTGGCGAGGACGGGGAGAACACAGGACGTACATATACGATTGAAAATAAGGCTTTTAAGTCCAGAGGTAGTGACAGCCTGGGGCGCAGCATTGCGCTGACTGATGTACCAGAGTGGAAAGACATTCCGGAATCAATCACAATTTCCAATGTAGAAAAGCCACTGTTCGGGTATTTCAAGATGCCGTATAACAATACGATTGATTATGCATCACCGGAGGGAGTGGCAGTATTTGCGAACTGCATCGAGGAATTGCGCAATTTGGATGTTGCATGGAGCCGAAAAGATGATGAGGTGGACGATTCACAGCATATCACATTTATCGATGAAAATGCGCTGATGAAACGTGACAAGAATACCGGTGATAAGGAGAGAGTAGAACTTCCGAGATTTGTAAAGGGATTGAAGCATGGAGTGGATGCAGCCAACACCGTAGATGAACATGTGCCTACTATGCTGACAGAACAGAGAGTTGCAGATATCAATTCCATTCTTTCCATGATCTCGACCAAGTCAGGATTTTCACAGGGGCAGTTTGTTCTTGACCGGAAAACTGGCATTGCTACAGCTACCGAGATTGAGAGTGACGATAGTGAGACTGTAGAGACAATCACAGATATCCGGAATGCACTTAAAACAGCTATTAAAGATCTGGTGTATGCGCTGGATAAATATTGTGATGTATTTTTCAATATGCCGAGCGGGTATGTGAATGCATTGGATGATGATGTGGCGGACGAAGATGTGTTTTATTTCAAAGATCTGCTTGCATCATTCGAACAGGACCGCACCCGAGCCTACCAGCTGATGATGAATGGTGTATACAGCAAGCGCAAGTATCTCAAGGAGTACGAGGGATTTAATGACAAGGAAATAGACGAGATGTTTGCAGAGACACAGAAGGAGAATGCAACAGAGCAGCAAAGCAGTTTATTTGGAGAGGAGTAAGCCATGCAGTATAACAGGACTGTAGGATGTGTGGATATCCATATTGATACCAAGCGTATTGATGAGAACTTGAAAAGAGCGCAGGATTTATTGGATGGTCGAGTGCTGAATGATATGAAAGAATATATTCCAATGGATCAGCAGAAAGCATTGAGAAATGCAACTCATATTGTTCAACCTGGGTTGATTGAGTCAGATACACCATATGCTCATTATCAATATACGGGGGAATTGTATTTGACAGAAGATGGACGTTCGTGGGCGCGTGCGAAAGAACATAAATATCCTACGGGTATGCCTCTGCATTATCACGCTCCCGGAACATCGGATCATTGGTTTGAACGTGCAAAAGAGACTCATAAGAAAGAATGGATTGATATTGTGAAGAGAGAGGTAGGCAAAGGATAAGTGCTAGAGCCGGAGTATTTCTATGGAAAATCTGATAAATTGATAGAGATGTATCAAGACCTTGAAGATTGGATTTTGCAGGATATAGCAAATCGATTATTGAAGAGCGGCGATTTATCTGGTACAGCTGATCGAGAACTGTGGAAACTTGAACAAATGGGATTGCATCGCCAAGAGATTATTAAAAGACTGGCGCAGTTGACCGGAAAGAGCAGAAATGAGATAAGGCGGTTACTGCGGGATAGTGCCATGACGTCGTTTTCCAATGATAGCGAAGTGCTTGAAAAGGTGGCGCATGTTGTTCCGCTCCTGCAAAATAATGATGTGATACAAGCTTTGAATGCGGAATTGACAAAGACTATGGGAGAGTTGGGGAATCTTACAAGGACTACCATGATGCAATCACAGAGAGACCTATTGAATATGCTGAATGAAGTTGATTTCCGTGTAGCATCTGGGCTACAGTCCTATAGCAGTGCAGTTTGTGAGGTACTTGACAGATATGCCGAGAGCGGCGTTATGGTGAACTATCCAACCGGATCGCGGCGGTCACTGGAAGCTGCTGTAAGATGCTGTATTGTGACATCCATGAATCAAACTGCAGCGGAAGTTACCAATCAATATATTATCCAGCATGGCGTAGAGTATGTGGTGGTTTCCCAACATTTAGGAGCGAGATATGATCCCAAAAATCCTATGGGTGTATCATCACATGATTGGTGGCAGGGAAAAGCATATAAGATACATGGCAGTGAGCCGGGATTCCCTAATTTGTTAGAGAGTACGGGGTATGATATTGATTTTGATGTTAAAAGAGGTGTATGTGTCGATATGCTTGGCTTGCATGGATATAATTGCAGGCATTCCCACGGTCCGTGGTATAAGGAACTCGGAGAGTCACTTCCCGAGGTCAATCGAGAGGAAAGCCAAAGGCGATACGATCTGGAGCAGAAGCAGAGAACACTAGAGCGTGCGATCAGAAAGACCAAGCGCCAGCTTCTTGTAAAGGAGCAGGAATTAAACGCTTTCCCGGATGACGAGAATATCCGCTGGGATTATGACAAGCTGGCATACAGACTCCGGATGCAGAATAGGAAGTATGGAGAATTCTGCGCAGAGAATGACTTGCAACGGCAGAGCGACCGCGTAAAGGTTGCCGGATTTAAAAAGTCGCAGGCCGCCAAGGCAAACGGCAGAGCCACGGCATACGCAAACACACTTTAAATTGGTACAAATTTTATATCTGATTTTTGATTATCCGCATAAACACTATACTTTCAAACATT